CGAAGAAATTGACGAGCCCTCCTTCGTCACGTTGTTTGATGAGATCACAGATAAATTAAACCCTGAGACGGCAGAAAGAATTTTTAGGAACGCAGAGCTTCAAGAAGTTCTAAAGACCATAGATCGCTACCGGGGCATACTTAGCCTACCCGGTGCGCTTCCGACTACCGGAGCACGAGAAAAATTTTCTACGAAACTTTCGTCTTACGAAGACGGAAGCCAAGTTAAAAGAACTTTTGAACAGATTTTATCCGGTGACGTGGATTTAGGCGCGGGGTCTATACCCGGAAGCAAGTTTAACCAGTTGTTTGCAGAAACCTCCCCCGGCGTAAGGAAGCAGATAGATCGGGCGCTAAAGCAAAAAATTGAGAACGCTTCTGTGGAAGAGTTCGATTTTGAAAATCTAGCGCCGACCGCAGAAAACATCGCTCTTTTAGACGATTTGATTACCCGCACAACAGCGGGCTCTAAGTACAAAAGCACGGATCAAAAAAAGGCGGCCACGGAAGGCGCACGGCTGCTAAATCTAAAGCGCACCGAACTTCTGCGCTTGCAGGATTCCGGTCCGGTCTCATTTGAACGAAATGTTGCGGGTCAGTTGACGCCCACCGAAGAGAACGTGCGGGCGCTTCAACGTGTTGAAGACTTGCTCTCCAACCAGTCTTCAACCCCCGAGTTACGGGACATCTTGGGTCTTGTAAAGCTCCAAAAAACGGCTCTCCGATCTGAGCTCGATGCAGATTTTCCGGATGCTATTGACTACTCCGATCTGGATAACTTACGCAAAACCTTGGGCGGTATCAAAGAGAAGTCCAGAGGAAAAGTTTTTGACCAAGAGCTTTACGGTATTGCGGCGCAGTTAGAAAAAGCTCTTCTAGACGACCTAGATAATACTATCGACCCCTCTGTCTCTGAAAAGTATAACATCGCTCGAACATTCTACCGTGGAATGAACGACGCTTTAACACGAAGCTTCGTGGGCTTACCAACAGCACGCGCTGCTTTCGATCAAGTAAAAGTTTCGCCGGAAGAATTTGTCCGCAAGCTTCTGCGAGGCAAAGACGAGGAGGTCGCTTCTCGTTATTCCGACATTTGGGACTCCTTCAACTATTTGAACTCTCGTGCAAAGCAGGACTTCCCGGAAGACGCTGTCTTAGACATGCCGGACGGACCCGTTCCTCTTTCCGATTTGTTAAAAGACAACACGGAAAGTATATCGGGTTGGGCCACCCATATATTGGCTAAAGATATAATCTTCCCCTTAGAACAAGCCCGTAACAAGGCCTTTGCTGCCGGGGCCAGCAAACCGGAACAGGATCGCCTTATGCTCCGGGCGCTACAGGGAGTAAAGGAGAGACTTGGTTCAGAAGGTATCGAACGTCTTAAAAATTTGTTGGGCGACGATTTCGGGGCTGCGCTAGAGGGAGCCACGGATGCGGTAGATTTTGCAAATCGGTCAAAAACTCTTTTGGACAGTTTGCGGGAAAAAGCTAAAGATAACTATGCGCTTAGTGAGGTGGTTAAATCCAGAGCGCCCTCTCAGGTCATTGAGAATGCCATCAATGGGCCAAACCCCGTCCAATCGTTAAACCAGATCTTTGACGAGATTAGGAAAGTTGGCCGCATGGCCGAAGCAGGACGCGTAAACGCAGACGGTAAGCGCCTTGTTCCAGAAAATTGGAATGAAGAAGACGCCGTTAAAGGCTTGAAGTCTCTTATTTTCGAAAGGGTCTTCCTTGATTCCGGAGGTCGAGGCGGCCTTGACCCCGCAAAAGCCTTTGAGAGATTGTTTGTTCCCGGTAAATCCCTTCGGAAAGACACCCGAAACTCTATGGCAGATTGGATGATTTCCAAAGGGTTGACCAACCAAAAAGAATTGGACGGGTATCAAAAAATACTGAACAACCTAGCTCGGTTTGAAGCCGCTGTTCAACTAGGCGAAATCGGACCGGAACAACTGGGTGATATAAACTTCATCGCCGACGCGTTTACTCGCCTATCCGGCGCGGCACTGGGCCGACAGGCGGGTAACGTGATGCCGTTTGGTGGGCCAAACAGTCTCGTAGCCAGTCAGATTGGTGTTCGCGCTACGAAAACTTTTGTAGAAAAAATACCGCAGCTTCGACAGCTAGACGCAATGAGCGCTATTGTCAACGACGACGAACTTCTGGCGTTGGCGTTGCGTACCCCTCGGAATGATTCCGAAAAAAAAGCAATTTCCAACATAATTAAACGAGCGTTGAAGAGTAAGCTCGGTGAAGACTACGGAATGGGCGCGGTAGTAGACGATCAGCTCAAAAATATCTCCGGACCGCCACGTAGGGTGCCCTTGTTGGAAAAAGATCGTTTCCTTGAGGACGAGGAATCTTCTGAAGAAGAAACCCCCGACAAACAGTCTTCTGTACGCCCACCTGCGGTTCCCACCCGCACGGTTGCGGCGGCGCAGCAGCCGCCTATCCCGCCACGTCCTGCGCCGACCCCGGCACCTCAGTCCGTAGCTTCGGCTCCCACCCAAGCTCCGGCATCCCCAGAGACACGGCAGCGATATGCGGCACTCTTTCCTAACGACCCAGCATCATCCATGATCCGGAGCCAGCAAGGTATTGGTGGCCTGCTCGGATGATTGGCGACGTTCTACACCTGATGCTTCAGTCAGACGTTCATAGGAAGTGGTACATCCACGACCTTGAGCGTCTGATTATGCCTGCCATCGAAGCGGGCAAGATGAAGGTGTTTTACGAAAACAGTAAGCCGCAGGGTCTGTATAGCCACGCGTTCCTTACGCCCGAAGCAGCGAAGGGCTACCTGATGAAGACGCGGAAGCTGGAACCTGAAGATTGGTTCACGGACCACGAATCTGGAACGTTGTATGTCATCGACATAATTGCGCCATACCAAAACGGCTTTAAGATAGGTCGTCAGGTGCAGAAGGACCTTACCGACCGCTACATCGACGTTTACATGAAGGACGGTGCTTTTATGAAGCGTGTCGCTAAGAACGACCGCCTGATGTATGTTACGGGCGTGAAGGACATGCTGGACGCACGGAGAGCGGAACATGAAGTACGAGCGTAAAAGCCCGTATGCAGACGGCTTCAACGACATCTACACCACGGCGGGTGTAGATGCGGACGACGCTTGGGCCCGCAAGCATCTTTTGCTGGGTGGTGATGGCGGTGGTGGCGCTGGCGAGAGCGACACCGAGAACGCGGGCTTGATGGCAGGGTTTAGTCCCGACAGTCCAACCTCTCCCGGTCCCGCGGGCTCCCACTCTTCGGGACAGGCTCAAGCCAACGAGGACGCTGCAAACGCCCAAGCCGAAGCTGAAGCGCAGGGCGAGATGGATGCCTACGCAGCGCAGGTCGCTCTTGGGCCGGTGGCGCAGGCATTTAATTTTGTCAGCCCCATAGACATTTCCAAAACACACGACCAATTCGGACGCGGGGTTGTTGGATTAGACGTTAGTATACCCGGCGTTGTCGGTTCTGTTATTGGCGGTCCGGTGGGGATGGCCCTTAGTACTTTGGGCCCAGCCGTGGGCCGTGGTCTTGGTATTGATACGAATGTATCTATTGGGCCACAAGGAATATCCACGGGCCCGTCTACCCCGGGAGCCGTTGAGTCCGCTGTGACAGATACGATAGGTTTTAGCGTTTCGCCGGGCTCTATCTCGGACGCAATTTCTGCTGCCGTGGACCCCGGACAAACGACAGGCCCCTCGGCCAGCGTGTCTGCTCCCGGAGTGAGTACCCCCTCCACTGAAACTGGAATGATGGGCGGTTTTGTTCCGGACCCGGGATACAGCCCAATGGGCAGCGTAACCTCGTTCGCGGCCCGCGGCTATCGGCAAGGCGGCGCAGTACAGGGCGGTATCGGTAGTCTCGTCTCGATCAGATAAGCCACTGCCGGGCGTCCTCGCCCAGTACCTGTCCGGCCAGATCAATTTTGGCTTTCAACGCGCCCAGTATCTTCTCGTCAATCGTCTTAGGCGACACGAGATCGATGTAGGTCACCGATTTCTTCTGACCAATGCGGTGCGCCCGGTCTTCCGACTGAAGTCTGATCTCCAGATCGTAGCTGTTAGAGTAGTACACAACCGTGCTGGCGGCTGTTAGCGTAATGCCGTAACCACCTGTTCGCGGCTGGCCCACAAAGAACCGCAACGGGTTCTCCGGGTCTTGGAACTTCTCGACAATATCCTGCCGCTCATCCTGTGGGGTGTTTCCGTAGTAACAGGCCACGGAGTCGTCGCCATACTTCTTGGCCAACGCACCACGAATACCAAGGATGTCGTGAGTGTAAGTGGCCCAGATGATGACTTTGCCCTGCACCTCTTCCGCAATGTCCATCAACTCGTTCAAGCGGTTGTGCGGCACCTCTTGCGTCTCGCCGTCGTCAGGCGTCAGGAAGCCACAGCAAATTTGCTGGAGCCGCATGATTTGCGTAAGTACGCTAGCCGTGGTCGCAAGCTCGCCGTTGTCGAGCATGGCAAGAGCCAACTTCTTCATCTGGTCATACAGGCGCTTTTGATCCGGCGTCAGCGGAACGTCTCGGCGGATGTAAACCTTGTCTGGTAGGTCCAGACAATCCTCCTTCAGAACGCGGTTGCTAAACGTGTCGAGCTTCTCTGACAATTCGTCCAAACGACGATAACCTACGATTTCTTGGAAAGCTTTCGGGCCCATCGTGCGACGTTGAACAACGGCATAGCGGTTCTGGAAAGAAAAGTAGCTTTTGAACCCCAGCGCACGGTCCGACAGGAACATGCATTGACTGTAGAGATCGAGCGGGCTCTTCGTGACAGGCGACCCTGTCAGGATGCGACGATACTTGGCATAAGTGCCGAGGGTCACAATGTTCTTGGTACGCTGCGCGGTGCGATTTTTTATTGTCGTTGATTCGTCCACAACCATGATGTTGTTGGGATAACGCTTCAAAAAATCATACGCAGCGCGGGCCCCACGAGGCGTCGAAAGCGCTTCCACGTTCATCACGAACATGCGAAGATGTTTGGGCTCAAGATCCGATAGCCCCTCAAGCTCTTCTTCGAACTTTTTTGTTTTCGCGGGTATCCAACGGACAACGAGCCGGTCTATCCGACCCGGCATATGCACCGGGATCTCCCCCTTTACCCAGTTGTCGTAAACGCCCTTCGGAGCCACGATTAAGGCTGCGTTTACGTCGCCGGACTCATACAGCGCGGCGATGGTGTCAATAGCTACCTTCGTTTTTCCTGTGCCCATTTCCATGAACAACGCGTAATAGTCCGCGGCCCACGAATCTTCGAACGCCCTGAGTTGATGGGCAAACGGCTTTGTCTCAAATTGATATGTCATGGCTCTTTCGAAAAAAGTGGTTGACCATCCCTACATATCCAATTATATCAGGGAATGTCAAGGACCGAAAGGATCCTTTAACCACGAAGGAGAAGTAAATGAGTGACCTACTGTCACAGATGGAAGAGGACTTCGAAAGTAACGTTGCCTCCTCCGTCGAAAAAATCGATCAGGGCGAACTTGGAAACGTAGCTTCCATCGCCCGTCGTATCCGAGACAAGGAAGAAAGGGTATCTCAGCTTGAACAAGAACTCAAGCAGGAGAAGCACGAACTTCTGAAGCTCACGGATGAAGACCTGCCCACCGTCTTTGCAGAGATGGGCCTCTCAAAACTATCGCTCGATGACGGATCGACCGTCGAGATTAAACAGACTTACGGGGCTTCTATTCCCGTGGCTGAACGTGAACGAGCTTACGAATGGTTGAGGGAGAGGGGGTATGACGACATCATCAAGAACACGGTCGGTGTTGAGTTCGGGCGCGGCGAGGACGATAAAGCGTCGGCCTTCCGGGCCTTCTGCGAAGCAGAGGGTTACGTTCCGGACCAGAAGACGGGTATCCACCCGCAGACACTCCGGGCCTTTGTTCGTGAGCGTGTCGAAAACGGGGACTCATTCCCGATGGATATGTTCGGCGCTTGGGTCGGACAACGTGCAACAATTAAGAGGAGCTAATAATATGGCTGGCAAGGCAGTAGCAGAAAAGAAGAAGACCGAAGTAGCAGCGTTTGACCCCGGCATGTTCGAGGACGACGCTGGCGCAGGTATGGAGAACATGGGTGTAGATGACCTTGCTCTCCCGTTCCTCAAAATCCTGTCCGGGCTCGATCCGATCTTGGACGAGTTAGAGGAGGCTCGAAAGGGCGACCTTTTCAACACCGTTACGAACCAGATTTACAAGGGTAAAGAAGGCGTGCGGGTTATTCCTTGCGCTTACATGCGCCGGTTCATTGTCTGGGCCCCGCGGGGCTCCGGTTCGGGTGCTCCGCAGGCAATCTATGCGCCCGGTGATTTGAACATACCTAAGACCGAGCGCTCTGGCGAAGATTTCAAAGACTACGTCGTCGGTGGTAACGGCGAATATCTGGATGAAACGCACCAGCACTTTGTTCTGCTACTGAGCGACGACGGTTCGATTGAAACGGCTTTGATTGCGATGAAGTCTACGCAGTTGAAGCGGTCTCGTAAGTGGAACAGCATGATCTCTTCGATCACGTTGCAAGGCAAAAACGGGCCTTTCTCCCCGCCGAGATTTAGTCACATTTACCGGCTGAAGAGCGTGGGCGAGGAAAACGCGAAGGGCTCTTGGCACGGTTGGGACGTGAGCCGTGAAGGACCTGTCGAGGACGCGGCCCTGTATCTCCGGGCCAAGACCTTCTCGGAAAGCGTCCTTCAAGGCGAGGTCTTGGTGAAGCACGAGAACGAGAGCGGTGGCACAACCACCGTGGACATGGACGACGAAGTTCCGTTCTAGTTCAAATGGCGGGGGAGCGATCCCCCGCCCTTTTCTTGCTCACGGGGTCACCAAATGCATTTAGAAAAATTCAAGTCCGTCTTTGACGGCTTGCAGGCCGCGTACGGCACATTTGAAATAAAGAAGCAAGCTGCCAACGGCAAGAACACCGGGGATGCGTTCATTGTTCGCGAACCACGGACCTTGGCGCATTGGGAGGAGCACCTAGCGGGCAAGCGGTCGCTCGGAATAATTCCTATTGACGAGAACAACCAGTGTCGCTGGGGCTGTATCGACATCGATCAGTACCCGCTCGACCACAAGCTTCTTGTCGAGAAAATCCGGCGCATGAAGCTGCCCCTTATTGTCTGTCGCAGTAAGTCCGGCGGAGCACACTGCTTTTTGTTCACCGTCACGCCAATCGATGCGAAGGACATGCAGACGACGCTTCAACAAGTGTCCGCGGCCCTCGGATATGGCGGCAGTGAAATCTTCCCGAAGCAGGTCAAGCTCCATCTGGATCGTGGTGACGTAGGCAACTTCCTTAACCTGCCGTACTTTAACTCAGAAGACGGCATGCGCTACGGCATTAACGAAGACGGCACCGCGGCTACGCTGGAAGAGTTCTTTGCGTTGTACAAGGAACACGTCCAGACGGCTGAACAGGTTACGGCGTTACAGATCAAAGACGACCCAAAATCGAACTGGGCAGGAGCCCCGCCGTGCTTGCAAATCTTATTCAAGAACAAGATCAGCGAAGGCGGTCGAAACAACGGCCTGTTCAACATCGGCGTGTACCTCCGGAAAGCGTATCCCAACACATGGGAAACAGAAATCCTTACCTACAACCTAACGTATTTAGAACCCCCGCTGCCGCTGAACGAAGTCAACGTCATTGCCAAGCAGCTTGGTAGAAAGGACTACGTCTACAAATGCAACGATGCTCCGATCAACGCCCACTGCGACAAAGCTTTATGCATGACGCGCAAGTTTGGGGTGGGTGCCGCCATGCAGGGTGCCGCTGTAGCCAACCTCCGAAAATACAATTCGACACCGCCTGTGTGGTTCTTGGATTTGAGCGGGGAGCCGTTGGAGCTCGACACCGAAGGGCTGTTGAACCAGCCCGCTTTCCAGAAAGCTTGCATGGAGCAGCTAAACCAGATGCCCATGACCATGAGCAAGCAGAACTGGGAGACCCGGATCAGCACTCTGATGTCGGAGATGCGAGACAACGAGAGCGCCATCATGGAAGTCGAGCAGGACGCCAGCATCAACGGTCAATTCTACGACTACCTTGAAGAGTTCTGCCGTCACCTACAGCAGGCGCAGGACAAGGAAGAGATCTTGTTGCGCCGACCGTGGACCGACGAGGAGCGCGGCACGACCTACTTCCGCCTGCGTGACTTTGAAGGGCACCTCAAGAAGAACAAGTTCTTTGAACTGAAGACGCACAAAATTGCCCAGCGATTACGCGACATACATGGAGAGAGCATAGTGATGAAGATCAAAGGTCGGTCCGTCCGCGTTTGGGCCGTCCCCTCGTTCGAGGTGTCCGACGTAGATATTGAAGCTCCCCACTTCCAGAGCGAAGAGGTGCCGTTCTAATGGAACGCGATGAAGAGATTCTACGTTTGTGGAAGGAAGAGCTTATGACCTTGTCCGCTATAGGGAAAAAATACGGTCTTACTCGGGAACGGGTGAGACAAATCGTAGCCAAGCAAAGGGCCAAAAATGTTTCGGATATTCGGGCCGCCGGGAACGGGAAAGACGACAACGCTTCTTAACATGGTGGACGATGCCCTTGAGAGCGGCATCAACCCCGTGGACATTGCCTTCCTTGCCTTCACCCGCAAGGCGGCAAACGAAGCAAAAGAACGAGCAGCCAAGCGGTTTAACCTCAATCCCGACGAGGATCTGAGGCATTTCCGCACGCTACACAGTCTGGCCCTGTCGA